ATAGGTACACACGAGAGTCAATCTATTACTGTAGCATTTACTGATGTTTATACTGATGTAGTATTCACTCTTGATGAAACTACTGATTCTACAGGATATCAAGGAAAGATTACTGGTCACACCAAAGAAGATGGTGACGGGTATCAAACAATTTACATAGCACCAAGGAAACTTGGTAGAAGGCATGTACCAAGACATGCACATACTGGATCATATCCTACTATAGTACAAAATAGTACAACACTACCAGGACGTGGTGTTATACCTTATGGTGAAGTAGACTATACTGTAAGATTCCATGCTGTTGACAACCAATGGGGTCAGACTGTAGGTGATACATATTATTGGGGTTGGACTGATGATCGTATTGGTGCTCAAGATTGGGATCCTGCTTATAACTGGTATGATACAGCAGATAACTTTACTGCTCCAGGTATAAGTGTTGGTAGTACTATGAATTCTCCTCCTGGTCCTCTAACAGGATGGTATCCAACATCTACACAAGCACAACCAACAACAACTGGATCATATGGTTCACAAGATAATTTGTATCAATTATGGTGGCCAGATGATACAAATACCGTTGATACAGAACACATAGGTTTTGGTAATGTTGGTTCTTCTGGTGTTGTTTTAGCAAAAGTTGAGTCTACACCACCACCATATGATTTAACACCACTTGCTGTTACTAATAGTCCAATTTCTTCAAAACTATTTTCAGTAACACCTGATCATCCTAATGGACCTAGACTAGATAGTGCGACAACATACAAATATGGTTTATTTGGTGCTCAAGATGAACTTCCTTCTGGTTATAGAAATTATTATCTAGATGCTGGTACAACTACATTACCATATGGTACACCAATACCAGTAACACCAGCAACAACTTCTGGTACTAATGCTTTGCGTAGTACTCTTATGAGTCATCCTGGATATAATTTCACTAATTCATTGGATAATGGAAATGACCATATCCGTCCACATGATCATGAAGAAATTGATATTGAATTTGATAGTTCAAGATTAAGATCAGCAAGTAGTCTTATTGCTAATGTAAATATACCAACACAGGCAGATTTTTTGGGTAATGCTGATAATACAAACGCCCTACAAATAGATTTTAATGTATCACAACCACAAATGACCTGTGTTTACATCATCAGAGCATACTAATGGCAAAATCACAATCTACTAATTACACTAGACAGAAGGCACATTATGGTGGAATAGTTGGAACTATTCAACAGAATGCTTTAGAAGGTATTATATTGGATAAAGATCCTTTGAATCCCATATTCAAGGAAAATTTACCTGCAGGATTTTTAGCATGTGATGGTAAAGTATATAATGTTAAAGATTATTATTGTTTAGCACAAACACTTGGTATTGGTGATGAGTGTAGATTTAAAAAAGATCATGTAACATTAAGAAATCCAGATGCAGCAACAGGTGATTTAGGTCAGTTTCAAGTACCAGATTTAGGATCTAAAGTCATGGTTGGTGGTAGAGGTACTGGAGCATATGATGGTTTAACTAAATCAAATAAACCAAATATTAATAGAGTTGGTGTTGAGGTAGAAGCAAGTAGTAATGTTGGTACTAGAGTTAATTGCAATTATAACGGGTATATGCAAATAGACTCTGCAGTTGATATTGATTTTAATGGAAATGTTAGATATAACATGGTTAAGGAAACCAGCAAACATATTATGGCAAGGGATGAATTTCAAGCACATGCTCATAACACAAACGTGAACCATCACGTGTTAAATTATACTGGAAAAGCTAGAATTGATGGTGATGGTAAAGATACTGGTGGAGAAGGAACTGCTACTAGTCCATTTATAAATGTGAATGCTTTTGCTGGAAATGAAAGAGGTGAAGTATTAGAAAATACACCAAGAACTCAAGAGGGACATGAACATGGAATATCTAAACCAGATTCTTATGCTGACAATTTTACTTACAAATATAGTACTACACAAGTTAATTTGGATGAGATGCAATCATATATCGATGTAGATATATCAAATTTGGATGTTCTAAATCAAGTAGTAACACCATTTGTTATGGTTCATTATATAATCAAATTTTAACAAGGATATCAAATGGGATTTCAAGCAGGTCACTTTAATACTTACGGCAACCCACTCGTTTGTAGTTATAATGTTTTTTGGTTTCCTGATGGTAGCGACTGGGTTTATGATGAGATAAGCAATTGGTACATGTATTTCTTTGGTAGGTATGCTGAATCTGGTGGTGCTGCATATTGGAAAGGTACCTTTACTAGTTCAAGCAACATGTCTGTGTATGGCAGCTCTGCTTCAACAAGTGTATACACCACGTCCCTTTTTACATTCATTTATTACGGTGGTGCTGGTGAAAGAGCAGCAGTTGCTTCTAATGGAAGGCATACAGGCATGTCAACTGGTCCTTGTCCCATTTATGGTTGTACTGATCCTAATGCAAACAACTATAATTCTAGTGCTAATACTAACGATGGATCTTGTACATATAATTATGGATGTACTGATCCAAATGCCACAAACTACGACCCTAATGCATATTATAATGATGGATCATGTACATACATTGTATACGGTTGTACTGATCCTAATGCAAACAACTATAATCCCAATGCTAATGTTAATCAAGGGTGTGCGTATAATACACCAACTGGTTCTTTCAGTGCCAGTCCAACTTCAATAATATCAGGACAATCTAGTACATTGACGTGGAATACAAATTATGCTTCATCAGGTACAATTAATCAGATAGGATATTCTATATCACCAGTAAGCAGTGGTACGAGGACTGTAACACCTACATCTAGTACAACATATACTTTATCTCTATCAGGATATGGTGGAACAAGTGCTTCTAGAACTACAACTATAACTGTTTATCAACCACCAAATACAAATATATCGTTATCATCTAGTAGTATTCCTCAAGGAGGTTCTACAACATTATCTTGGAATACAACTGGAGATGCTAGTTCTGCCAGTATCGACCAAGGTATTGGTTTAGTGCCATTAAATTCAAATACTCCAGTAAATCCAACATCCACCACCACATATACTATTAGTGTCAGTGGAAATGGTGGTAGTGATAGTGATAGTGTTACTCTTACTGTGGTACCACCACCAACATGTAGTATTACTGCATCACCAAATCCAGTCCCATATGGAACTAATGTATCATTAACTTATAGTAGTACTAATGCTACCAATGTTAATCTATACAGGTATTATACTATAGATGGTGTTGAGACTCAAATGACAATAACAACTCTTCTCACGAACAGTACTAATACTTATCTAACAGACTCAATTGACTGGAATAATACTTATAACGGACAAGTATCAACATTAAATGCAGTAAGGTATATGATTTCAGCAACCAATGGAATTACTACTCAAACTGCTACTACTGCTACAATTCCTACATTAAGTGATATGATGCCTGATCTTATTGTTATTCCACCATCAGGTCCATTACCACCAGAAGATGAACCAGTAATATCACCAGATGTACAATCAAATTCATTATTGGTTGATGATATTGATTTACCAGTTGAAATTAAATCAGATCATCCAATTAAAGTTGATATTGATGATGCAGGTAATTGGCAAGATGTTCAGGAAATATGACCATAAATAGCTACGATACTAATAGATAAGAAATGACTACGTATCAATTTGGAAATACACCAATACTCGTTGATGAAGGACAAACCGTTCGTTTTAGGTTTAAGGCACCTACAGCATGGGATAGTTCTCAAAACGTAACAGTCCAGATTGGTCAAATGAGTACTGTGTGGGTTATCACCACAATTCCTCAAGATTTTGCTCCAGATACGTTTGCATTTACAACATTAGAGAACGCAGATCCAGATACTCTTTACACATATGGTGATGGTGCTAGGGTAGGAGAAACTATTGTTACTGTTGGTGGTTTGTCTGGTACCACAGAAGTTGAGGTAGTATTAACATCTTCACATATAAATCCAACTGTTAATGAGGTAGCAGTAAGACGTAAGAGAATAAGTCAAGGTGAAAGTGCATGGAGTTCGTGGGATATACCAACTGGTTGGATGGTATCAAATACTGATCAATTACAAATAAGATTAAAGTCTAATCCTGCATATGCATTATCACATTATGCTAATTTGAGAGTTGGTACAAGGACAGAGAAGTGGACTATTAATACTAAAGCTCCAGTACCAAATTTCCCTGACCCATTCCCAGCATTTTTATGGTTAGAGGATAGAAAATTAGACGTTGATGTTTATAGTAATGTAGTACAGATTCAGGGTATGTCTGATCCTGGATTAATAGTTACTGATAATAATGCGAAGATTGGTATATCAAGTAGTAATACTACTGTTACAAATTCTGATGGATATCAAGTATTAGATGGAGTAACATTTGTTGAATCTTCTAGTTCACCTACTATTACCAATGCTCAATTCATACAGTTGATGTTGAGATCATCAGCAACTGCTAATACTGCTATTTCGGTAAATTATAACATTGGTACTGGTGCATCAGGAAGTATATGGAGAGTTGAAACAGGTGATTTACCATCAATTACTCCTGATACCTTTATATTTTCTGATAAGATTGATCAAGATGAAGATGTTTTAATTGAATCTGATCAACAACCTAGTGGTGGTCTTACTGGACTGGGTACTGATGTAAGTGTTCCTGTTACTTTATTATCTACAACTGGTTCAGCACCAGGTGTTAGAATAAAACATGATGGTTCATGGTCTAGTTGGGGAATATTCCCTACATCAGTTGTACTCGGTGATGAGATACAAATAAGAAATAAATCCAATGCCACATTTAATGGTACAGTTTCTACTGAAATTAAAGTAGGTAGTAGAGAGATATCACCATGGACTATTACTACAAATAGTGGACCAGATACTGATGCTTCCTTTACACCACCAGGAAGTTTAACAAATACTGCTCCAAATACTATTGTTGTTAGTAGTATCGTACCAATAACAGGTATCAATAGACCTATTACTATCTCTGCTACTAATGATGCAAAGATATCTGTTGACTTTGGTGCATTTGTAACAGGACCAGTAACATTTGATCCTGATACAAATACTTCTTTCCAATTACAAATATTAACCAATCAGAGTTTATCAGGACAAGTAACATCAACTGTAACAGTTGGTACTGGTAGTACAAATAATCCATTTACATGGGGTGCTACAAATTATGCTGTTGCACCACCACCTCCAGAACTTAAGGGATGTTGGTACAGTAAGAAGACTGCATTTGTTGACATGTCAGGTGGTGGATCTGGTGTCATTAGACAGAATAAAGAGGATGGGTATGCTATTGGCACAGTTATACCAATACTTAAAGATCCTGTTGATGCAAGTGATCCAGATCCAATGAAACAGTATGGTGAATTGAAAGGATCTACTAATAAAGGTAGGTTGGATGCAAAGTATCCTGGTTATTTGGATTGTGATGGTTCAGAGTATAATGTTGCTGATTTTCCTGATCTATGGAATGTTATTGGTAACACATATGCTAAATCATCTGATGATGCATCACAATTTGGTGAATGGGACAACACTACTAAAGCATATAGTGGTAAGTTTAGAGTACCAGACTACAGAAATAGAAAGATAGTTGGTCCTGGTCAAGTTGATGGTAACAAAGGAGCATCAACTATATTACCAATAGATACTGGATTACATCCTACTAAAACATTTAATGCTAGAGAAGCAGGTGGTATTGGTGGATATTGGTATGTTGATGATGTGGATGTAACTGCAGGTGACCCCAATCCATATCAGCAGATAGTAGGTGATGTAGGTGGATCATCAGGTATAAGCAGTGATTTCTTTAATTTTGGTACAGTTAGAACTGTATTATCTGAAGATATTACAGTAGATATAGAATTTGAGGTTGTTGGTAGTGTTACTGCTACAATTGGACCACTATCAGAAACACAGGTAGAAGTACCATCACACGACCATATCTATTTTAGTGCTGTTACTGCTGGTGGTGGTGGCGACCCTCTAATTGCATGGAATCAAAGAGCATTATTTGGTTATATGCCATATAATTTCAAAAACTCACCAACAGAAGCTGGTAACTGGTTAGGTGATAAATTAGGTCGTGTATCATGGCCAACAGAAACTAATAGTCCAGTACAAGGTAGTGGAACCAATACAGGTACCCATCCAATATTATACTTTAATGATCCATCTGGATCACAGGGATCAGGAACTACAGATTTTACGCAACAAATTCCCCAAGTAAGAGATACTTGGTTAAGTTTTCTAGCACAAATGATGCCAGATTTCAAAAGAGAATGGAATTTAGTACATAATATAACAGATCTTGAAGATGAAGTATATGCTATGATGCAAAATATTGATGAAGATCATCCTGGTCCATTTGCTGGTGGTATAAGTATACAAGCAAGCACGTGGTGGGTACATCCAGGTGACTCCGTACCAGATGCATATTTTGTTGATTTAGGTGCTAGTATATCTACAATTTATTCATTAAGTTCGAGTGGAATAGCAACAGGTACTGCAGGTACTCAAACAACAGCAGGATCGATAAATCAAACAATGGATGGTAATTATGAGATATGGAATGCTAAAGTAATGGCTGCTATTGATACA